GGCTGAAGCACCTGCACCCGAACCAGGGTTCCAAGAACCTGAAACTCCCCAAATTGACACCAAGAAGGTATTAGAGCCTTTTGAGATCGGTGTCGACGGTGGCTTATTCCAATAAATCGATACTCAATTATTGTATTCTACAAACAATTCATGTCAATTGGTTGTAAAATATGAAATTCAATTAAAACTCTTCATCGAAGGCGAGGTTCTCGGAATCATCGTCCATTTTACCGTAATCTCCGACTCTCTTTTCAAAAAAGTTTGTTTTTCCATCTAAGCTGATGTTTTCCATAAAGTCGAATGGGTTTTTAGAACCCCAAATGACGGGCTTCCCTATTTGTTTGAGGAGACGATCAGACACATATTCGATATATTCCGACATTTTATCAGAATTCATCCCAATGAGGTTACATGGGAGAGCATCGATGATGAAATTCTTTTCAATCTCAACAGCTTCCTTTACGATCGAGTGAATCGTTTCAGTGGATGGTGGGTTACGGAGCATTTTGAAAAGTTCCACCGCGAATTCTTGATGAAGTCCTTCATCTCTAGAAATGAGTTCATTACTGAAACAGAGACCCGGCATCAAACCCCTCTTTTTTAGCCAGAAGATGGCACAAAAACTACCAGAAAAGAAGATCCCTTCAACACATGCAAATGCGAATAAACGTTCGGAAAAGGAACGAGATTTGGTGTCAAACCACTTTAGAGCCCAGTTGGCCTTATTTTGTATACATGGGATTGTTTGTATGGCTTCGAAGAGTTGCTTCTTTTCAGCACTGTCTTTGATATATTTATCAATTAGTTTAGAGTACGTTTCGCCGTGTATCATTTCGTTATGACATTGATAGGCGTAGAATGAGCGAGCTTCTGAAATCTGTACTTCATCAGCAAAATTATTGTTAATGTTTTCAAAAACAATACCATCGGAACCAGCAAAAAACGCTAGGACATATTTGATAAACTTTTGTTCGTTATCATTTAGAGTCTTCCAATCTTCTACATCTTTAGAGAAATCAACTTCTTCAGCCGTCCAATTAGACATCTGGGCCTTCTTATAAAGCTCCCACAGGTGGGGATACTTCAGGGGGAACACTGTAAAGCGATTCAGTGTAGGAGCGAGAATTGGTTCGTATTCTTCTTCGATATAGTCTTGGAAGTCAAAGTATGTTCCGACGTGACGATCATCTATAAATATTTGAGGGTAGGTTGATACTGAGCCACCGCATTTTTCTTTCAATTTTTCATTGTCGATCATGATTTTTTCATGATCCAAACCCTCTGATTCACATAAGGTAACGGCTAGGTCACAGTACTTACAACCTTCCTTCGAATATATAATAACTTTCATCTGTGCTATTATCGCTGATTATTTTTTGTCGGAAAACTCTAAGCATGATTGTGCCCTCTGATATAATTCAAGATGATATCGTAAAAGTTTTAGTAAACGAAGATGGTGTGGAAGATGTAATGTATGCCGTTGTCGCAATGAATACAGGCAAGACACTCGGTCTTCATTATCTCAACCCGACTGAATCCATCTATAAGTCTGCATGCGTGTATAAGGTTGATGGTGTAGAAATGTCTCCTGCACCATACGACAGTCTTATGGAACATTACCCAACTGGGACAACTTTCGAAGATTTAGAAATGAAACGTGTCAATGATGACATGTATTCATTTTACTCAGAAATTGACATCGAAGATAGTGACAGTGACATACAAGAGATGAACCTGGGGAGTGACACCGATTCGGAGATGGAAGGTTTTATCGTACCAGATTCTGAAGTTCAGGGGCAGGACATAGTACCACCCGATCACGCATCTATTGATAAAGAATGGAAGAAATGGGAGCCATCTTCTACAGGAGCGCGCAGTTTTAAAGAAACAATTGATTTAATTGAATCACGTGTAAGACGCCTAAGTCAGTAATGCGTTATTTGAAAAAACTAAATAAAGGAGCCCATTTCAAAACAATGCTGGCAACTATATGGTCTCAAGTAGACAATCTATTAAAACAAAATACAGATGAAATCAAGCCAGTGAATACACATATTTGTCGCGAATGTCTAGGTGTCAAGGTTTATTCGCGTGAAGGATTACCAACGTGCTCGGAATGTGGACTCATTGAAGATCGCTTTATTGATGACACAGCTGAATGGACGAGTGGAATGAATGATGATGGAAAAGTGAATGATCCATCTAGGTGTGGTAACCCGAATTCTAACCCTGAGCTTTTTTCCCAGCACTGGGGAAAGGGAACTATTATAGCTACCCAATATTCGTCGACGTATGAAAATAAACGAATGGCAAAAATCAATTTCCACATGTCTATGAATCATCGTGATCGCTCACTTTTCCACGCATACCGTGACATTGATGAAGCGTGTCACACTCTACCCGATACGGTTCTCAAAGATGCAAAGATGATGTATAGAAAATTCAACGAGGAAAAATTGACTCGTGGAGCAGTGCGTTTAGGTATCAAAGCCAACTGCGTTTTATATGCATGCCGCCTCGCGAAACACCCGCGAACTACAAGGGAAATATCGGATATGTTCGGTATTCAATCAAAAGACGTGAGTCGTACTACACAGATGTTTAAGGATACGATAATGGGAATAACAGAAAAGAATTATGTTACGAAAGCGTTTGACGTAATGAATAGACTTTTGAATTCTTTTGAAATCACACGCGATGAAAGGTTTCAGTGTAACAAACTATGTAACTCAACGGAAGACTGTGTAGAACTCATGAGTAAAACACCAAACAGTGTAGCATCCGCTATCATTTTTATTATTCTAGGATCTAAAGTAAAAAAAACTGAACTTTGTGAAAAATGTAATATATCGGTACCTACGCTAAACAAAATAGAGAATATTATAAAAAAGCACTTAGAGGCTAAGAGTTAGTAATAGTAAATGGTGAAGTTATTTTTAGCCACACCATGTTATGGTGGGTTATGTTTAGAAAAGTATCTAACCAGTGTAATCAAACTTCAACTCCTTTTAATAAAAGAGAATATTCAATTATTTCTTGATACAACTGAAAATGAATCTCTGGTTCACCGCGCCCGTAATGTTTCCGTAGGTCGTTTTATGCAAAAGACTGACTGTGAGTATTTTATGTTTATAGATGCGGATGTTCATTTTGATCCCGAAGCTGTCGTTCGTCTCATCAAATCCGGACACGACCTGTCAGTGGCGTGTTATCCCAAGAAGGTTGTCATGTGGGATCAAGCAGCTGCAGCTGTAAAAAATGGAGATGAACGTGACATGTCTATGCTTTCGTCGAGTCTCGTTATCAATTTTGGTGCACAAAATCGTCCAATCAAAGACGGTTTTATAGAAATTCTGGATGGTCCTACCGGTTTCATGATGATTAAACGTTCGGTATTTAAGACGCTAGAGGAGAAGTTTCCAGATTTATGGTGTAAGAACGATCATCAAAATCGAGATTTCGACGATTATCATGCAGCATTTGATTGTATGATTGACCCAGTGAATCGCAGGTATCTATCTGAAGATTATGCATTCTGTCGTCGTTGGCAACAAGCTGATGGTAAAATTTACGCGGATGTCAATACAACATTGGGACATGTAGGGAATTTACCATTCAGTGGTTGCCTCAATGAAAGGCTTAAGGCTTAGAGTATACCTAATATATATGAATCTTGTTACTATTCTCGTCACACGATCAAAATCGTGTCACGTGAAGACACTTCATAGTATTTTGAGACTGAATATGAGATGCCTTCAAAAAAATTGCAAAAATGAGATAGCGTATGTTGATGATGACCCGTACAAAAAAGCGGAAACTATCCAAAGGTATATGAAATCACACGATCGTATCATCTTTATAGATTTCGGGATTGGTTTGGATGATGATTCACTCGATCAATGTTTCGAACCCCATGAGACATTGGGGTGTCTAGTATTCCCGGGTGTCACGGAAGGAATTAATTGGGAAATGTTTAAGACCAAGGTGCAAGCCGGTTCCGAGGAACCCGTGTCACAAATGGGGCTCGAGTTTGATACTAAAGTTGGAAAGAAGATTTCTAAGGATATCTATAATGTAACGTTCACTAATGCGCGTGCATGGATGATGAATCCTAAACAAGTTATCAAAAAAGCTGGAACTTGGAAAATTTCTCCAAAAATGTTTGAGAAATTCAGCGAACAAAATGTGCGAGTTTATGCATTTACAGCAGCTAAGTTAACTCTCACATATACACATGAATGTGTAAGTAACATTCTAAACGCTCACGGTGTAAAAGTCAATTAAAGTTTATACGTGATTATTAAACATGTCTATAAAGTCGGACTCCCCACTTTACAAATATGTTGTGAACTTCATTCACACCACGTGGGGTAGCAAAGACTATTTCCCGGGACCTCAACCAATTTCTATTGAGTACAGGCACTTCCCGATACTACAGAAGGGTGATTACGTTGTGTGTGAGAAGACGGATGGTGAGAGACATATGATGGTTGCTCTCACTTTTGATGGAAAGAAAAAATGTCTGTTTGTGAATCGAGCATTCAATATGTTTGAAGTGTCACTTAATCTCAAGAAGGAGGTCTATAACGGGACGATATTGGATGCCGAATTGTATGAGAATACACTCATGATTTATGATGCTGTGCTTATAAGTGGGAAATCTGTATGGAGTGATAATTTATTGGACCGACTAGGATATGCTAAGTTTGGGGTAGTTCAGCCAATTATTTACATGAAGTCTGATAAATATCGTCTTCAGTTAAAAGAATTTCACCATATGAAAGACTTTAAAGAATTCATGGAAGAATATCTCCCGGGGGTAAAACAAGAAGTGGATGGACTTGTTTTTACACCAATCAATGAACCAATTCGTTTGGGAACACATGAGACCATGTTTAAATGGAAACCACAGATGAAAAACACTGTAGACTTCTTAATGAAACGTGAACCCACTATAGAAACACCTGGGTGTAACCCTGGACCACTTGCATGGAGATTGTATATACAAGAAAAGGGGAAGTTGTTTTTTGAGTCTGAAATTCCTGCAAACAGGATACCCGATAAACCATGGTTCGAAGATGGCGCTATTGTCGAATGTGTGTATATGGGGTGGGAACAACCGATGTGGTGGAAACCGATTAAGAGGAGACATGATAAATCACACCCCAACAATCGTCGAACGTTTTATAGAACGATCGTTAACATTAAGGAGAACATTAAGATGGAGGAGTTTTTAAATTGTAAACCATGAAGTAAAACCCAGCTTCTTCAGGTAAATCGTGTTGTTTAATTGTTTCGTCATCAATTAAATACCAATTGTTTTTCGATTTAACAAAACTTATATAATGTCCGTCGTTTTGATTACCCACGTGTAGAGCACTGGATATGAGAGTATATTCGTGTTTATCAATTATTAGTTTTTCTAAAATTTTAATATGACTTTTTCTATCAAATGAAATCATTAGAACTTTGGGGAATTCGGAAAATACCATCCGACTCGTAGCTAGATGATGCATTTTCCCTTCTGTATCTTCAAAATTCTCAATTGTATTCCAGTCTGTACTTTTAGTGAGCATCTTTTCCATATCGTTACCGTCAGAGGTTATCAAATGAACGCTGAATATCTCTTCATTCGATGTCGTCCCACCCGGCCATATAGTTTTCTGTATTTTCTTTCCGTAAAACCAATGTTTGATTTCTGGTCTAGATATCTCTAAAATATCGATGATACACATAATAGCTTCTTGAACGTCATGTTGTTCGTTAGATCTGAAACGGGGGAACTTATCACGGAAATGACCGATAAGTGTTTTGATATCGAGAGTGTGTTGACCCTTCGTCCAATACGCACGGATTAACTCAGAATAACATTGTGTAAACTTACATTCACCATCATAAGGGTTCCTTAAGAAAAAGTTACTCAACACTGGAATAGATAACATGCATTGGAGTGCTGTATTGAAATAACAGGTGTTTCCTTTGTTATCGAACCCTTTCATTAAACTTTAAGAACAAAAAAGGCTTAAGTAAAAGACGCATTATGTAAATGTAAGCAAAATGGATATTAAAACTATCACTGAGAAAGTTACCACCCTCTTCAATTCTCATAAAGATGAGGAACACATTGAAGTGGAGATTCGTCTCGGTAAACACAACGGTGCTCTATTTGACACTAATGTTGGTAAAGAAACATTTGAACGTGTTCTAAAAGGTCTCAAGAAGTTCCCGGAATGGGAAAGTGTCAAGACGACCACATCGGATGTCTATTATGATGATACGAATGGTATTCGTATTTCGTCTGATGAAGACACTGGGGAACAAGTTATGGTTCAAAAAATCAATGTTGTAAAAGAAGATTTCAAATGCGAACCCCTAGATGTCAGGTTTAGTATTTCTAGGGAGATTCCCAGCTTTGGGGAATATGAGATGGATAGGAAGCGATCTAAACTTCGCCATTCCTTTGTTCGTAAAAACCTCAGTATTGACATGACTATCTCATCAGGTGACAGTGTTGACAAGGATTCTGAAGAATCTGCATCCTACCAAATCGAACTTGAAATTGTTAAACCTGGTGATGTAACTTCCCACAATCAACTTTTCAACATTCTTCATAAGATTACAGATCTTTCAAAATTAATCTGATCTATATAATAGCATGATATACGTACTACTAGGTATCGTTCTTTTGTTTATTATGTTTGAAAAACGTAAAACATCTGATGAAGTTGATTTATCCGAACATTTTTACATCAGTAACGGAATATCTAAAGATACTTATATTTTGATGCATAAGGATGGGGTGAAGAAAGAAGATTTGGAAAAATTTGTATACATGGAGGATCGTTTTCTTGAATACGAGAAAGATTCCGTGTGTTTAGGGTCATCCCATCTAGTTCCAGCTACGACATTGTCAAATAAAATAAAAGAAACATTTCCTAAATATAATTTTTCCTATCATACTATTCATCTAAAACAAATTGCAGAACCTAAGAAGAGTATTAATCCGTATATAAAATGTATATAATGAATCAAGAAAAGTTTGTTGTTGTAGAAACACCGGATGGATCTCTACGAATTGGGGTGGACGAAAGTATTGAAACTTCACCCCCATTAGTAGAACCAGTTCAAGAACCTGAAGAACCACCCATAGATCACGATGTATTGGCGGTAAAATACAACCAGAATGTACGAATAGCTTTTGAAGTTATTTTTCTTATGTCTATTTATAACATCGTCCGTTTATCAAGAATAATTGATATAGTAAATCTAGTATTTATTATATCAAGTACAATTGCGATTCATTCTGAAAGGCCTGTATCTATCGCTCCATTAATGGGTCACGCTGTGTACGCTGTAACCACAGTTCCACCATTAGGTATGGAACATATGTGGTGGGATTTTTCGTATGCTGTAGCGTGCTTTCTCACATGTGCGGTATCAGTTCTCACCATAGAAAAGATCACATCTTATTAATTCTAGCCTTAGCACCAACGATGGGACGCGTATTCATGTTAGCACGAGTCTTGAGCCAGCGTTTTTTATAATCACTCATTCTTTTTGCAGTTATCTGTTTCTTTTGATTCGTCATATTCATCATATAGTTAACCGCCGCACGCCGGTAAGAGTTTTTGAGACTCGCGTTAACACCGTTGACATTCAGTTTATTATTAAGATACTTTTTCTCTAGATCACGCTTTCTTTGCATCTTCCAGTTACTCACCATTTGTTTCTTGATCGCGTCGATGGTGCGTTTAAACGGCACACCCATTTTATTTTTATTTTTATTTGAAACGTTAAGAATCTTGTTTTGAATAGTTTTCACATCTTGTGTAAGATTGGGGTTATATCTCTTCATCCACGTAGTTCCATAAAGTTTACCAACATCGTTACGAATAGAGTTTTCATTTAGTCTTCGTTTTATCTCGGTATCATCTATCTTCATTTCCCTGTTAATGTTTTTAGTTATCTCCTTGGCAGCTCTTTTATTGTTTTTCACTTTCTGTATTAACGCACGTGAAGATAATGGTTTTACGACGGGTTTGTTCGCAATATTATTTCTTGCCTTCTCAATCAGTTTACACAAATCATTCTTCTTCTCTTTCCCAGATAGAGGAATTTTCATAACACTCGCGATACGAATAAGTTCTTTTACTTTCATATTTTTACATAAAACTTTTCCAATACGGAATCTCACATTGTTACCCGTGAGTTCTACATTCTTCTTTTTATTGGTATTCGTGTATGTAATTTTTCGTATTCCATATTTTTCCTTGATTTTCTTACGAATTTGTTCTTTGGTAGAATCTCTTGTTCCACTTTCACCTCTAGTTCTAAAGTTTGTAATACCCAATTTTCTTGCAAAATCTATGAGTTCATTCTTATCCATCGCTTTTAGCATCGTATCATCAATTTTAATTGTATTAATTTGATTTTTAGTTAATTTATTTATTTTCTTATTACTCTTTGTAGTCTTTGCTTTAGCTTTAGCTTTAGCTTTAGCTTTACCCTGTTTGAGAGTGTTATTGAATACACCTGTTACAGAAATTTCACCACCTCTATTAAGATTTTTAACAAATTCATTTCCAAATCTATAGGCATTCTCTAGATCTTGTGGTGATTTGGCACCAGAAATTTGCACATTCCCATTTTTAGTTATAATAAATTTATGTTTAATTGATTCGATATAAAGAAATGGTGATAACTCTGGCTCATAACTAGCATAATTCATTCCATATTGTTGTTGATTACGAGCAATCGATGCCATATCTTTAAATACACCATTAACCCTGAACTGACCACTTAAATTATTGTATTCAAATTCACTATAAAGGAATGGTTGCTTTTCGGTGTAATTATCTACTACAAATCGTCGAATAAGTTCCGGTTGGTTAGTAATATTCGCACCAACGAACCCACCGGAGAAACGGATTTTACCATTACGGAAAAAGCTCACAGTTGCACCCTTACTTTCAACGTTGTTTGAAATTTGTAAACCAAATTGAACTGTACTAAACGCCTTATTAAGATCACCTTGTGGACCAGCCTCCTTTGTGTGAGAGAATCCTTGTTTGAACTGACCATACTTACCCCTGATCTCTGTCGTATCTATATAAAGACCTTCGCCGACGAGAGTTTTACCAAGTGGTCTTTTCATAAGCATGGATTTAAGATCTATGCGAGGTGTATTACCGAATTCTTTATTAACCATCGCATTAAACATACCGGGATTTAATTTACTTATCTGAAGATCGTTCATAGGAGTCTCATTGCCGATGAATTTATTATTAGGTAACGCGTTGGTATTGGTTTCATCGGTGGTTGAGTAACGTTGTTCTGCGAGTAAATTGTTAATCATCTTTTCATTTTTAGAATTTAATATAACATCATCAAATTCATTCTTCATTGGAGAATTAGTATTAGAGTTTTCAAATTGTTTAAAACGCCCATATGTTCTATTGTTTACAATATTCCTCTGAAGTCTGGGTGGAAATTGTGATTGTCTGGGGATTGGTCGCGACGGGGTACGAAAGAATTGGCTACCTCGCATTGCACTGAGTTCCCGGGCTTCCCGGTCTTCCCGGGCTACCCTATCGCGATCAGAACGTTCTAGTTCAAACTCGAGTTCTCTCGCGAAGTTATTATTCGAATTTGACGCAGAATCAGGTTGTTGGAGTTCTACGCCGGATTGTCGAACAAACTCCTTGACAGTCTGACTCATATTACTATTTGTAATTATTTTTTTTAGAAGTCTGTTGTAAATCCGAGACCTTCTTCGATAACGTCTAGACCAAATATGACTGGTTGTCTCGGGTATGTTCGCCCCTTGTATGTTACAACCTCATCTCGTACTTCAATATCTCTTGAACTGAATGGACCTGCATAGAAATCCTGATTGAATTTCGGTTTACCGAGATTGTTCGCGACACAATGCTGATTAAATACCTGTACGAACATCGTCTGAGGAACGCAGAGTTTCTCACCATATGTGATCAGCGTGGATTCCATGAAGTTTGTCAATGTACTTGCAACCATCGCCACCTGCTTTTGGATAAGTAGGAAATATGGGGGTACTACATTCCAAATATCTCTGTCCCTATACTTGTTAGAATAGTCGAGGTAACCACGAACACACTTGAGAAGAATAGCGGGAAGTTCCCTGTGGAGTTTTTCGTCAAGCTGGGGGTCAGCCTCTCTCACCTGTTTCGTAAAGCTCCATGGTAGAATACGTCGAAGAATAGATCCAGAATTGTCTCTCCAGTTCGGAACTTCGTTTCCACCGAGTACACCGGGAACGTTCCATTCAATTGATAGGGCAGTCTTATTCTTTACGGCGATGGAAACATCCTCACCGGATACGATTGACTGAAACTCAGCCTGTTCGAGACCCAAATCAGATTTGATTTCTGGGGCAATAAACATGAAGTTATCCTTGATTGCGGAAAGACCGAACTTTTTCTCGATATTGTTCGCCAGAACACCTACATCTTCACTCTCGTAGAATTTCTTAAATACTTTTGTAATTAACGTAGACTTACCAGAACGTGCAATACCCTTGAAGAATGGTATAACCTGCCAGCTATCCAAGTCATTGACATCGTAGCAGAGACGACCACCCATTACGTACGCCCAGTTACATACTTCAGTCTCAAGTTTCTGATAATGCAGAACCTTATCAAAGTGTGGGGTTGGAATATCTTGCCAACGTTCAAGGTGGGAATAGTCGTCAAATATTTGATCGAAATACTTACAGGAAATAATGGTTGGGTCGAGACATGCAAAATCTGGGCTGTTGTATGGGTAGAAGCGACAATCATATACCCCACGGTCAGGAATCCATTCTTTTCCAACGAAAACGCCGTTTTTAAACGACCAGACATGGCGTCTCTTACTGATTTCGGGGAACTGTTGATCGTCACATTTTGAGATATTATCAATAACTTCACGGGCGATAGATCCTTTACTCGTAAAGTTCTTCCAATTTGTAAACATGTAATCCCTTCGTGCAATGGAATACACAAACTTATCAATAGGGAACTTTGGATACCATGCACGTGTTTTGTACCCATCCGATGTCGTAATTTCTTCACAACAATGTCCCTTGTATCGACGGTACCCGCATTTATAGATTTCCTCTAGTGTAAACACTAAACATTTTTGAAGCGGTGTAAAATTCTCAATATCTTCTTCGTCCATTGTGGATGGGTCCGAGAACTTGGGAAATTGTGGCTGAACTGTGGGTGTGCTGACCCGTTCATAAGAGATATAATGTCGTCGAATATTCTCAAAACCATCCTCAATGTGTAGAATGATATTGGCAATTCGCTTATCTAAACTAAGACCGAACTCATCCGTTTCCTTTTTGTCCTCCTCACCTTTTTCTCTTTCTCTTTCCTTTGCCCTGTCGAGTTTATTGACATGATTTCTTAGATCAACTGCAAAGTCTACCTGCCTTTTTTTTATAGCTTTGATCGCTCCCAGATCAATGTCGTTGATTGATATAGATCCATCTTCATTAAAATAAGAACGATCAATGAACTGATTATAGCCAAGATTTTGAGAATTAAGAAAACTCTTTTCATGTAAGTCCCACGCGTACTCTAATCTTCCTAACACACGGGTAGCCTGTTCCTCATTCATCGACCGAATTTGCTGTTTATGAAGTTCCGTGAGGGCTTCATATTTATTGGGTTCCTTATCGATGAAGTGAGTATTTTCCATTATTTATAATACGATTTTTTCTTTTAATTACTTTTTCGATGATTGAAGTTGAGCAAGCATTTTTACAAGAATTTTGTTTTGGACCTGCATTTGAGTAGAAATACCAATCAGGGCACTACAAACGGTGTCACCTTCATCCGTAGCGAACAATGTTCCCAACAATTCCGCTAAATCCATTTCTTCACCCTCTTCACCTGGATCGATGAGACTGGAAATCTCAGCGTCCGAGTCGGAATATTCCTCCTGATCTTGATCCTCAATAATTTCTCCTTCTTCGATTTCTTCAGGGTGTTTCGACATTTGTTGTAAACCGAGAAAAATCCAAGTCGTAAATTGCGCGTTTACCCGAAATTATTTTCTCTGTGTATAGTACAACAACACAAAATGGCTGGTGGTCTTATGCAACTCGTAGCTTATGGCGCCCAAGACGTCTACCTTACCGGTAACCCCGAGGTAACTTTCTTCCAGGCGAAATACAAGCGCCACACTAACTTCGCGATGGAGAACATCGAGCAGACCGTCAACGGTACTGCCGCCAACTCCGGTCGCGTGTCCGTCACTGTCGCCCGTAACGGTGACCTCGTTGGTGACATGTACATCGAACTCAAGGCCAAGGCTGGTATGGATGAGGCCCAGGCTGCCTGGATCGCCGAGCGTGGTATCAACAACGTCGAACTGTCCATTGGTGGGCAGCGAATTGACAAACACTACCAGAAGTGGTGGCGTCTGTACACGGAGCTTTACTTGGATGACTCCAAGAAGGCTACTTACGGTAAGATGACCTCCGGTATCGCGGCCAAGACCGTCTACCTCCCCCTCTTCTTCTTCTTCAACCGCAACCCCGGTTTGTACTTGCCTTTGATCGCTCTCCAGTACCATGAGGTCCGCCTCGACTGTGATCTGTCGTCGACTTTCGACTCGTGGCTCGACACCGGTGTCTTCAAGATGTGGGCCAACTACATCTACCTGGACACCGAGGAGCGTCGCCGCTTCGCCCAGAAGGGTCACGAATACCTGATCGAACAGGTTCAGCACACCGGTACCGACACCGTCGACACCGATGCCACCAAGCAGGTCCGCCTGTCGTACAACCACCCCGTCAAGGAGCTGGTGTGGTGCTTCTCTAACGTTGCCACCAACTCCAACTCTATGTGGAACTTCACCTCCGAGTCTAACGACAACGATGTCAAGCTTCACACTGGTCTGGCCGGTGTCGCTTCCTCCAACGCCTTCGTCTCCCTCTCCACTTATGGTTCGCCCATGCTTGGTGTTGGTGCCGAGATCGGTGGTACTGCGATCTTCACCGAAGATTCCATTGGTCCCCTGTCCAGCTTCAAGCTCATCCTTAACGGCCAAGACCGTTTCAAGGAGCAGAAGGGTAAGTACTTCAACCAAGTGCAAGCCTTCAACCATCACTCCGGCTCCCCCTACGCCGGTGTCTACTCGTACTCGTTCGCGCTCAAGCCCGAAGAGCACCAACCTACCGGTACCTGCAACTTCTCGCGCATCGATAACGCGCAAGTCGCTGTCACCATGGGTACCGCCCAGGGCGCTACCAACATGCACATGTTCGCCACTAACTACAACGTCCTCCGCATCCAGAGCGGTATGGGTGGCCTTGCCTTCTCCAACTAATTTGTTGGTTTCGGTCTGTTAGTAAATTAAATAAAAAATCATTTTTAAATTGCACGGTTAATGCTATTTAAAAACGAAAAAGTTGTTTTATAGATGTGATTTAGGGACTTTGACACCCTAAGTCGATTCCAAAACTCAAAAAAACACGAAACCATGAAACCTCTTACTGAGATGATGCAGTTGATTGACACACATTCAGATGTGATGCCAGAGGGTGACTACTTGAGGATGTGTGGATTGCTAAAGGAGGTGTATGATCAGATGTCTAAGCCTTCCAAGAATGTTGCGAGGGTTGCGAGGGTCCAACAATATTTTAGCATGTCTCCCCCACTGAATGAGCGGTACATGATGAATAATCGGACGCGTTACGCAAACCGGTTAGCCGCTAAACAGGCATCAATGGAGTTGCGTGGGTTGAAGCTTCGCTCGAGAATCACAGAGGCTATGAAGACTGAGGCTGGTTCACACGACCGGGACGTATGTATAAAGTACATGAGGGATAAAAACTTCGAGGTTCTGCGTAGAAGGGTTGCTTTAGAGACGAAATTGGTGGAACTTGAGAGTGAGAAGGAGAGTTTAGGAGAGTTGGGGAGAGTTATCAACCATGAATGCGACGACGAGCGTGCCGTATGGAGATTGAATAACCCAGGTGCAGATGCTACCACCACAGTGTTGTTATGAGGGTCATTTTTAAATTGCACAATTAATGTTATTTAAAAACGAAAATTTATATTAAAATAGTATGTCTGCCCTTGCCACTTGTCATATTAGACCACCGCTCGTACCACGAACTCGTATTATCAAGAAGAAGTCTCGTGTAGCTGTCCGTGCAAATTATAAAATTATCCTCATTACACCCGGTGGTGATGAAA